TCTGAGTTGGCAAACATTCTTTCAACGGAAGTTCTCGCTGAGATCAACCGTGAAGTTGTAAGAACTGTTTACAAGATCGCTCGCCCAGGTGCACAAAACAACACCGCAACTGCTGGAGTATTCGACCTAGACGTTGACTCCAATGGTAGATGGTCGGTTGAAAAATTTAAGGGACTTCTTTTCCAGATCGAAAGAGACATGAATGCCATCGGGCATGAGACTCGTCGTGGAAAGGGCAACATCCTCATCTGCTCTGCTGATGTGGCTTCTGCTCTCTCAATGGCTGGTGTCCTTGACTACTCTTCTGGACTTGCTAGTGCTGTTAACCCACTAGGTAACGTAGATGACAACTCTTCTACTCTAGTTGGTACCCTTAACGGACGTATCAAGGTATACGTTGACCCATATTCTGCAAACGTAAGTGACAATCACTTCTATGTTTCTGGATACAAGGGATCATCTGCATATGACGCAGGACTATTCTATTGTCCTTACGTGCCTCTACAGATGGTCAGAGCCGTTGGTCAGGATACATTCCAACCAAAAATTGGCTTTAAGACTCGTTACGGAATGGTTGCAAACCCATTCGCTGAGGGTCTTACACAAGGTCAAGGTGCTCTTACCGCTAACGCTAACCGTTATTACAGACGTGTTAAGGTAACAAACCTAATGTAAATATCGTATCGATATCAACACAAGGGCACCTCTCACGGGGTGCCTTTTTTATTAAATACATGTAGAATAAGAGACTGCATGGAGTCATAATATGAATGGTAGACTTGACAAAGTAGCGATGACCGCTTATATTATGAAGATGAAAACAGGTCTCCATAATAAAGAGTGGTATCCCGAATGGGATGACAGGCAGCGGGGTGCTGCCCAACGCATTCTCATGAATGTATTGGAGAGACTAGATGAGTATTGGCAATAAAACGAGGTCAATGGATAAACATGACATTCCCTTCATAGGAGATTTTTATACCAAGGCAGAAGTAGATCAGATGATAGCAGATGCCTTAGCAGAAGCACGTGCTATAGATGAAGCATCGATGAGAAAGCATAATAGAGATGCTACTATCATCAGCATGATACTTGGGTTTATTTGTCTTGCTTTATTTCTTGATGGGTTGTTAAGAATACTGGGTATAATCCCACCCTTTATGGATTTAGATGTAAACGTAATAGATGATATAATAGAGAAAGTTGAATCAGATGTTATGCCATTAGTGAACCAGGCGAAAGGATATATACCAAGGATATAAATATGTTAAGCAAAGACTATAGACTTAGACTGTCTATTATTGCCTGTAAGACCACTCTTAACAGGGAAGTCAGTCTGGAAGATAGAATTTGGGCTCAGAAATTAGTTGAGCATAACAACCATGCCAGAGGAATCTGGGATCGATTAACGTATAGGTACCATGACATCAAGTTGGAACAAACAGATTGAGAATAGAAACTTCCTATCTCCGATAGGGTTCAAGTTTGCTCTAGCGAAATACCCAAAGGTATCTTACTTCTGTCAGACTGCTAACATACCTAGTATGAATTTAAGTATTCAGCAGCAGTCCACACCATTTAGATCACTACCATTAGAAGGATTCATAGAGTATGATCCATTAACTCTATCGTTTCTAGTGGATGAGAATTTAGAAAATTATTTAATACTACACAACTGGATACGTGCACTAGGTACTCCTGATAGCACTGTTGAGAGGAAAGAATTTACAAATAAGATGCAGCAGTTGTTTGGTAACAAGGATCTATATGCTGATGCTACATTGATGGTACTCAATAGTAATTTCAATCACAATTTTGATGTAGTATTTGAAGACCTGATACCTATAGGGTTGAATGCATTAGAATTTAATGCTACAGTAGATGGCACAGAGTATGCTATGGCAACAGTATCATTCAGATACCTTGCTTATCAAATAAGATCTAAGGAAGAAACGAAACGTAATAAGCAATTAGATTAAATGACTATACATTATGAGGAATGCCCTGCATTTCCAGTGAGGTTCTTCAAGTTTCGTGCTTCTGAAGAACTAACTTCTACTACTCTTGAAGAAGTAAAGAAATTACAATTCACCAGACAGAATGAACCTGCTGGTGTTGGTACTAGTGGTGCTATACAGAATAGAAAGGAGTTTCTCCCTATTCATAAGTGGTTTCAGAGGTGTGTTGATTCCATTCATAAGAATGAAGGGTATCACTGCGATAGGTTAACGGTTAATAAGTCTTGGGCTAATAGATCTGATGCTAAGACAGGAGATAGACATGACTTTCATCGTCATCCTATGTCATATCTTAGTGGTATATTCTATCTTACTAAAGGAGCACCCACTATCTTTATAGATCCTGTAAAGGATAGGGAGTGGGGTCAATTTCATTTGGATGGATACCCTGATAAGGATTGTAAACTGTTTACTCAGTTAGGTCCAGGTGGTTTGATAGTGTTTCCTAGTTATGTTGTCCACGGATCAGAGCCAAACTATGATGATGTAGATAGGTTTAGCATAGCATTCAATACATTTCCTCAAGGAGAGTTTGGTGGACCGTATGGGTGTGATGTAACAGTTAATGATTGTGGTGAGTATCTATGAATCTTGAGAAAATTGAGGAGTTGTGGGCAAAGGATGCTGAAGCATTCTTCGATCACAGAGAGTTACCTGAGTTACTTGCTAACGATAGTATGGAAACTCCTAGACTCCATGCAAAATACATGCAGTTATACAATGAATTTAAACTCATGCTCTCTGATGCTGAGGTTAAGTATAAGAAATTATATAAAGACAAGTGGTTATATTATAATGGGAAAGCACCCTCCTCTGTATATGCAGAGAAACCTTTTGATCTTAAGGTATTGAAGGGTGATCTTGACATGTTCATTGACAGTGACGATGAGGTGTGTCGAGCTAAGCAGAAAATAGACTACCTAGAAACTTGTATAAATTCTATTGATAGGATACTTAAAGAGATCCACAATAGAGGATTTGCTATTAAGAACACTATCGAAATTGTAAAGTATTATGGGATTCGATGACCACCATCATAAAGAAGAACGAAGTCTTCCTGAAGGTGGAGGCAGAACCCCATCTTCATAAAGAATTAAGTGAGCATTTTCAGTTTGAAGTGCCTGGTGCGAAGTATATGCCAGCAGTCAAACGAAGATACTGGGATGGAAAGATAAGATTATATTCACCTGGTACGGGTGAGATATATTGTGGACTATATGATTACCTTACTGACTACCTAGAGGAGAAGGGGTATGATTATGACGTGATTGAAGATAAATACTTTGGTAGACCTAATGAGGTTGAAGAGTATGTCACACCTGAAGGCACAGCGGCTTTTGTTCGTGCTCTTAGGCTCCCCTTCAAAGTCAGAGATTACCAGCTTAAAGGAATTTACTCTGCGATTAAATTTCGTCGCAAGCTTTTATTATCCCCCACGGGATCGGGCAAGTCATTAATAATATATGCATTGGTGCGTTGGCACCTACTTAAGAAGAGAGAGATATTAATCATAGTACCTACGGTATCCTTAGTTGAGCAGTTGTATAAAGACTTCCAAGACTATGGATGGAATACTAATAAGATCCATAAAATTAGTGCAGGAGAAGAGAAATATGTCAGTCATCCAGTCGTTATTAGCACTTGGCAAAGCATTTATAAGGAACCCCGTAAGTTTTTTGAACGTTTTGATGTCATTATCGGGGATGAAGCACACCTTTATAAAGCTAAGTCACTCACGAGTATTCTTACTAAGTGCTATGGTGCGAAGTATAAGGTAGGATTAACTGGTACTCTTGATGGTATGGAAGCACACCAACTAGTCCTTGAAGGATTATTTGGTAGGGTTGATACGGTAACCAAGACAGTTGAATTGATGAAGCAAGGACACCTGACACCATTGAAGGTGCGGGTTGTACTACTAAGACATGGGTGGGTACCCTTCGATCACTATCAACAGGAGATGGATTACCTGTGTATGCACACCAGACGTAGCAATTTTATATGTAATTTGGCACTAGACCTAAAGGGTAACACTCTAGTGCTTTTTAATTACATAGAAAAGCACGGAGAACCGTTGTGGGAAATGATAAATAATAAGGTAAGTAAAGATCGTAAGATCTTTTTCATACATGGTGGTGTTGATGCTGTAGAAAGAGAAGAAGCACGTAGTATATGCGAAAGTGAAAAAGATGCTATAATATTGGCATCCTATGGAACCTTCTCAACTGGTATTAACATTCGTAATCTACACAATGTTATCTTCGCTTCACCTAGTAAGTCTAGGGTAAGGAATTTACAATCCATCGGAAGGGTATTGAGGAAGGGTGAGAATAAAGCACAAGCAGTGTTATATGACATTGCTGATGACTGCTCTAAAGATCACCAATACAACTACACTCTGAGACATCTATCCGAGAGGATCAAGATTTATGAGCAAGAGAGTTTTGATTATGAAATAACAAAGGTTAATCTTAAGAGATGACAATTAATTATATTAGACATGAGCAAGAATTCTTCGGTGTTATAAAACTGAAGTCAGGGGAAACCATTCTTGGATCAATGATTGCAACAGAAGAGGACGCTTCACCAGGACAAACTGTATTTTATATACAAGATCCTGCTACACCACATAACCATCAAGTTGAAAAGGATGGTCAGCCTGGTATGGCAGTGGGTCTATTGAAATGGATGATGTTTTCTGATGAAGAATTCTATATGGTTCACGAATGTGATGTAGTTACAGTGGCACCTATGTCTATGGAGTCTGTACTCATGTATAAAATGTGGGTCAGAAAAGAGAAGGGTGGTAACAATTCTGAGGTAGAGATAGAGATTAATAAGAACATGGGATTAGTTGGTAAAGTCTCTAACTTTAGGGGTCAATTAGAAGACTTCTGGAAAAGAACTAACTCAATTGACAATAAGTAAAACTTCTTATATAATGTATTCAGGTGGGATAATCATATGGCAGCCGTGGCACGTAAACAAAAACAACATTATGTAGATAACAAAAAGTTTCTGGAAGAGATAACTAAGTATCGCCAGGCTGTCGATGACGCACGGGCTTTAGACAAAGAGAAACCGAGAATAACACATTACCTAGCAGAATGTTTTCTAAAGATAGCAACACACCTATCATATAGACCAAACTTTATTAACTACATGTATAAAGAAGACATGATCTCTGATGGTGTAGAGAATTGTGTCCAGTATATTGATAACTTTGATCCTGCTAAGTCCAAGAATCCTTTTGCATATTTCACACAGATAATTTATTACGCATTCCTCAGACGTATTGCTAAAGAGAAGCGTCAGATGGATATAAGAGACAAATTAATAGAGAAGAGTGGGTATGAGCAAGTCTTCCACTCAGATAATAATGATGACCACTCTGAGATGAATAGCATCAAGGGTCGTATTGAAACTAATATGAGGGGATAATGAAAGATCTGTGGGCTGGTTATAGATCAGCAGTCTTTGACATGTTCCCTGACTTGGTTTTTGAATCTAACCATGCAACTTGGGAAAATAAGAAAGGCACTAAGTTAACTGCTGACCTATACTCAGGTCAGTATTTTATTAAGTCTAGGCACGTTGATATATGGGACGGAAAGAAGCTTAATATACACAATAATATCATCTATCCTAAGACTGGTGCTAATGTCCCCTGTTTTGGTATGGATCTGATGGGATTCAGTCAGAAGAAAGTTATAATAGTATTTGATTTCCAGCATCCAGTAGAGAATTTCCTATTAAAGGTGCCACCATTACCTAAAGCAGAAGGTACCTATCGTTTCTTTGAGCCAGGTAATCATTTCTCTGAGAATATATTTGTAAGATACTGTGATGCAGATAGTGTTGATGTATATCTACCAACGTTTAGATACTATCTGTCTCTATACAAGGAGATGATAGAAGAAGCAAAACCTACTGGCACTGACACCAGTCTGTATAGAGATTTTGATAGTTATATGATAAGGTTAGACCCTATTTCAGGGTATCTAGGGGCTGCTTTCGGTAAGGAAGAGTCTGACAAATTGATTAAAGAATTCTTTTTTAGTTATGCATAGAGATTTTGCACAAGATGTAGCAATGCTTCTGTCTTTTACTATGCAGGATCTACCTGGCGTGGAGAAGATAGAGAGTCCTTTAAAGGAAGTGAAGAAGGAAGGGTTGATCATCAAGAATACCATGTATAAATCACCTGTCTTAAGGAAGATGCACCTTGAGTTGGCAGAGATTAATGACATGAAGATACTACACTGTGTCTTATTCCCTGATCCTCATTACAAACTACCTATATTTGGGTGTGATATTGTTGCTACTGAGAAGACAGTGACTGCTGCTATCGTTGATGTATCTCCTGTGCATGGAGTGCCAGATGAATTCTATACTAAGATAAGAGAATTGAGTAATGAATATCATTTCAAGGGTAGAAGACCACTACCATTGTGGGGTGATGAAATCTTCTCACCTTACTGTAAGTTTACAAGACTGAGTGAGGAGATAGATATAGCAAACTTCTATTGTATTATTCTCCATTACCTTGGAGCATTCCGTGAGGCAGTATTAGATGCTAAGAAGGATACCTTCTGGGTTGATGTGATGAAGAGACTTGATGATCAGATATGGTATTGTAAGCAGCAGAAGAAGAATGATAAGACACGTGGTATATTAGAGAAATGGTTTGACAAGGAGTTTGCAGACATGTACATGAACGAGGTGCTATTTGATGAACCGAAAATTACATAATCTATTTTCTATACCTGTTTGGCAGGGACATATAGATCCTCCTGAAGGTCTTGTAGAAGTATTAGAGGAGAGATATAAGAAATGTAAGAGAGGTGTATGGTCATCTGAGTCGGGATATTCTACGGGAGAGAACGGTTTGGATATTCATATTACTGAACCTCTGGTTGCTGGACTTATAGAGGATATGATGGGAGCTGTGTGTGAGTATTGGGATCAACATCTTAAGTTTGCACCTGCTCAAGTAGAACCTACTGCTGCATGGTCTAACATACATCAGGAAGGTGATAACACTGGTGAGCATTCCCATTGTAATGGTAAGTTTGGATGTCATATAGCATCTGTATACTATTTGGAGAAGGGTGAGGGTGGTGATATTCAAATCTGTGATCCATTGGATTACATTCGTAGGTTGACTCCCTTGCAAGAAGACCACGGTGATGCTATCATATCTGAGACCTTGCCAACTAGGACAGGAGACTTCCTTCTATTTCCTGGATGGATACGGCATCGCACAGAGTTTGCAACTAGTAGAAGGCAAGCAATTAGTATAAATTTTAACGGACAACTTGTATGAAAGTACTTTTAATTACTGATCAGCATTTCGGAGTGAGGAATGATAATCAGCATTATGTTGATAGGTACCGTAGATTTTATACAGAGACAGTTCTACCTAAGATTGATGAAGAAGGTATCACAGAAGTATTATGTCTAGGTGATACATTTGATAGAAGAAAGGGAGTTAATTTCTCCTCCCTAGAAGCAGCAAAAGAGATGTGGTTTAGACCCCTTGCTGACAGAGGAATTAAAATGACAATGTTGCTAGGAAACCATGACATCTATTTCAAAAATACTCTCCGTGTTAATAGCCCTGAGCTTCTTCTTGGGGAGTTTGATAATATTGAGATCATTTATTGTCCAGGTGAACGCCTTATAGGTGGCACTAAGATGATGCTTATCCCTTGGATCTGTGATGAAAACCGTACAGCATGTATGGAAGCAATCAGGGATACCGATGCTAAGTATTGTATGGGTCATTTTGAATTGAATGGTTTCGATCCGATACCTGGTTATACTATGGATCATGGTGATGACCCAAACCTTTTAAAGAAGTTTAAGATGGTGTGCTCAGGTCACTATCATTTTAAAAGTACGAAGGCAAATATTAGTTACCTAGGTAACCCTTGTCAGTTATACTGGAATGATTATGGATCAAAAAGAGGGTTTCACATTCTAAATAATGGTGAGTTAGAATTTCATGAGAATCCTTTCAAGACTTTTCATAAAATATATTACAACGACAAGATAAATCTATCACCAAAAGAGATTAAAGACCTTGACGGAATGTATGTAAAGGTTATAGTAGAGGAGAAGAATGATCAGGTTAAGTTTGATAGTGTAGTCCGTAGACTACAAGCTGCTGACTTAGCAGACCTTAAGATCATTGAGGATATGTCATATGAATTGGATGAAATTGATGATGATATTGAAGTTGAGGACACATTGACTATACTAGAGCAGTGTGTATCTGACTTTGAAAACAAAGAAGGTATATTTAAGATACTAAAATCACTATACATGGAGGCTGTAGAGGTCTGATGTTTGTGCTACTAGACAAAAAGACTGGTGGTGTGTATGCTGTAAGGGATGATAACCACACCGAGCGTGTAGTCCAGATATTTCTTGACAAGGATGATGCTGTACGTTATTATCAAATGCTGAGAGCAGATAACTATCCGAGGAAACTATCTGTACAAGAGATAGAAGAGGAACAAGTTAAAGAAAACTGCACGATGCATGGATATGCCTTCAGTTTCATCAGTCCTGATGACTTTGTTATACCACCGCCCCAAGATTGAATGATTATATTTGAGAAGATTCGTTGGAAGAATTTTCTATCTACAGGAAACTCTTTCACAGAGGTGAATATTACTGATTCTTCATCACATCTGGTCATAGGACCTAATGGTGCAGGGAAATCTACTATGTTAGATGCTCTGTGCTTTGTTTTGTTCAACAAACCATTTAGAAAGATCAGTAAGGGTCAGTTAATTAATAGTATAAATGAAAGGGAGACTGTAGTAGAGATAGAATTCAGGATAGGTGGAGTAAATTACAAAGTTATTAGGGGGATTAAACCAAATGTATTTGAAATTTATAGAAACGATAAACTACTTGACCAAGATGCTGCAACCAAAGACAGCCAACGATATCTTGAGCAATCAATTATCAAGTTCAACTACAAATCATTCACACAGGTTGTCATCCTTGGTTCATCCACATTTGTCCCCTTCATGCAACTCAACGCTCCTGTCAGGAGAGAAGTTATTGAAGATCTACTCGATATCCAGATCTTCTCAAGAATGAATAACATCCTTAAGGATCGTATGAAGGATGCGAGAGAGACCCTTAAGGACTGTGATCATGAGTTAGCAATGTCAGAGAGGAGTATGGATCTCCAACGGAAGACCATTGCTAACATGGAGAAGATGAGTGATGAGCATAAGGATAAGATGAAGAGGAGAATGGGTCAGGTAGACCAGAGAATACGTGAAAGTCAGGATGAAGCAGAGGAATATGGTAAGAAGATAGGTCGAATGAAGGACATACAGAAAGAGTATGATGAGATGAAGGACATGAGGGTGAGGATTCAGGGTAATTTAGAGAAGGCAGAGAAGGATATCAAGTTTTTATGGGAGAATGACACCTGTCCTACTTGTTCAAGACCACTAGATGACAAACATATCCTAGTTGATGAGGCACAGGAGAGACAGGAGAAGTTTAATAAGGGTGTTGCTGTCATTACTGACGCACTTAACCGAGGACATCAACAAATAACAGAGTTAAAAGCATATGCAGACAAGATAAATGCTAATAATCATGAGATTAAGGCACTTCAAAAGGAAATGAATCAGTTGTTGAAGGATGTCAATGCAGAAACACCTAACATTGATGACGAGAGAGTAATATTAGAGCAGTATGAGGAGAAACATTCGGCCATTTCACATGATTGTGCTGAGGTACATAAGGAGCATGACAATTTGAAGGTGGTTGGTACCTTATTGAAGGATTCAGGGATAAAAAGTAAGATCATTAGCAAATTTGTACCAATTATTAACAAAAGTATAAATAAATACTTACAATCAATGGACTTCTTCGTCAACTTTACCCTTGATGAGGAGTTTAATGAAGTTATTAAGAGTAGATTCCGTGATGACTTCTCCTATGCATCCTTTTCAGAGGGTGAGAAGCAAAAGATTGACCTAGCACTGCTCTTTACATGGAGAGACGTTGCTAAGCTCAAGAATTCTGCTGCAACCAACCTCCTTATCCTTGATGAGGTGTTTGATTCCTCTCTGGATGATCAAGCAACTGAAGAATTGATGAAGATTCTGAAGGGATTGAGGGATAATGTTAATTTATTTGTCATTTCCCACAAAGGAGAGCTACTTCTTGATAAATTTGAGAAAACCCTCCGTTTCGATAAGGTCAATGATTTTTCCAAACTGGCAGCATCATAGTAAGAAGGATGCTAAACGGACGTTGAAACCTCAAGCACTGAGGTCCGCCCGTGAAAGACGAAGACACTTAAAGAAGTGTCTACTCGGACCCCCAAAGCACCCAAGGGGGTCTTATACTGTTCATATACACACGAGATCACATGCAGAATCAAGAAGTCAAAGGAAACTTAGCAAAACTACTAGCAACTGAGAACCTTATCGTTGAGCATAGGGTAGTAGAGACAGCATCCTTTGATGTGGATCGCAGAGTATTGGTTCTACCCATCTGGAATGTGTCTAGCACCGTATATAATATGCTAGTGGGTCATGAGGTAGGTCACGCACTCTTCACACCCAACGAAGACTGGAAAGAGTTACCAGTACCTAAGTCTTACATCAATATTACAGAGGATGCAAGGATTGAGAAACTAATGAAGAGAAAGTTTCCAGGTCTTGCTAAGGATTTCTTTAAAGGATACTCACAACTCAATGATCAGGACTTTTTTGACATCCAAGACACAGAAATCGCTAAGTTAAACCTTATAGACAGAATTAATCTACATTATAAGGTAGGATCATATCAATTGATACCATTTAATGACGCTGAGGCAGCACTCAGAGACGCTGTAGGTGCCACAGAAACGTTTGAAGAGGCAATCACTGCTGCTGAAGCAATTTATGCATACGAAAAGGCAAAGAAAGAGGAGGAAAAGGTAGCGTCTCTAGAGGGTAAAAAGCAGACTGAAGACATTAATATAGATGGCACACCTGGTGAAAGTTTATCAAACTCTCAAGTGGGTGATGAAGCTTCAGAAGGTAAGGCAGAGCAAAATGGAGAGGCCGAAGATGAATCTGAGGGTAAGAGTAATGAAGATTTACTTGAAGAGTTACTAGGTGGTGAAGAAGCAGGAGATCTAGATGCTAAGACTGATAAAGCACTAGCACAAAACTTAGCAGACCAAGCAAGTAAGCAAGAGCAAGATCGTCCTAAGTATCTTGAGGTTGATAATGTAGACCTTAAGCATCATATAATTGATCCTCATACTATAAACAAACTATCTCATGAGTATTGGGGTAATGCTCAGTTTACTGATCCAAATAATGATTTCTATAGATCAATTGACTTTACTGATGTTGATGCTGAGTATCGTAAGTTTAAGAGAGAGTGCTCACGTGAGGTAAACTATCTCTCTAAAGAGTTTGAGATGAAGAAGGCAGCATCTGCATATGCTAGAGAGCAAATTGCAAAGACTGGTGTCCTTGATACTGCTAAACTTCATACCTATAAGTTTAATGATGACATCTTTAAGAAGGTAACAGTAAGAAAGGATGGTAAGAATCATGGATTGATCTTCTTACTAGACTGGTCTGGATCTATGGCAGAGTATATTCATGACACATACAAGCAATTGCTTTCATTATGTTTCTTCTGTCGTAAATCAAACATTCCATTTGATGTTTATGCATTCGTGCAGGATGGACAGTACTTCCCTGAGCAACATAATAGAGAGGATTGGAAAGGAAGAGTTGATTCATTCTATGTCCCAGATCATTTCTTCTTATTAAACTACTTAAACAATAAGTTAAACAGTGCTACCTTTGATAAGTATGCACGTGACTTATGGAGAGTTACATACATGTATGAGTCACGTTATGGATCGATGAGAAGACAGTGGGACTGGACTAATCCTAATCCAACTCCTGATGCTATCCCTAATCACTTAAGTTTAGGTGGCACTCCTCTTAATGAAGCAGTTGCTTGTCTTCAAACTATTATTCCTAACTTCCAAGTAAGAAATAAGGTTGAGAAAGTGCATGTATCTATCTTATCTGATGGTGAAGCACAATACTCTGCACAGTGGGTAGAGACTGAGTGGAATGGTAAGAAACAATTACACAGATCTTCCATCAGATATAATACATTCATTAGAGATAGAAGATCTGGTAGGACTTATGCACCCACTTATGATCAGAGGGGCACTGGTACTACTAAGCAACTCCTACAATATCTTAAAGGTAGATTTCCTCAGTGTAATTTCTTAGGGTTTAGAATCTGTACACCTCGTGATCTCTATAGATATCTTGGTCAAGAGATTCCTTATGAGAAGCAGCACATCTATAAGAATCAGTGGACTAAAAACAAGTCATGCTGTGCATCTATACTAGGATTCCAAGAGATATACTTTTTATCATCTAAGAATTTGAATGTAGACACTGAGTTTGAACCTAAGTCTGACTCTAAGGCAGATATTAAGAGAGCATTTACTAAGTCTCTTAAGAATAAAGCAAACAACAAGAAGATATTATCTTCATTCATCGCACAGATAGCATGATATTATTCAAGAAAAATCATTACAAAGTTAATGTTTCTTGGGATGATGTCATAAAGAAACTAGATAGTGAGTTCACCGAGGGTTCTCACTATCTTCAAGTTTCTGGACCGCCATCAGAGTTTCATCCGAGAGTTGGCGTTGTATGTCATAATAATTATTTTCCTGGTAGTATTGGTGATCTAGTGAGGTTAGTACAGCCTGATCTAGAGTCTAAATATGATTACTGTGATGTTGACATGTACATTTCATTTTGTAAAGATGCATGTAGTCACGGTAGACACTGTGATGACAAGGATGTTTTAATTGTACAAGCGATAGGGAGAATGGAGTATGGATTTGATGATGGGAAATTATTTGTGTTGGATCCTGGCGATAGTATATTCATACCAGAAGGGGTATATCATGCCCCTGTTGTCCACAGTCCACGAGCCACAGTTAGTTTTGGATTACTATGAATATATTCGCAGTAGATGAGGAGCCAGCACTAGCAGCATTTCAACTACCAGATAAATACACTGTTAAGATGCCAGTAGAGACGACCCAGATCATTGCACTGGTCTTCTCTAAGTGGCATTGGAATGTAGGACCAGTATTTAAAGCAAATAATGAGGTCTATAATGTAGAGAAGGGTGCATTCAGGAATCACCCATGCACCAAGTGGGCAGCAGAGTCTGATGATAATTTACAGTGGTTATTCCAGCATGGTATATCATTGTGTAATGAGTATGAGTCTAGGTATGGTAAGAAACATGCATGCGAGAGGAGTATAAGACTCGCTGCTCTATCTCAGATGGGTAATGGATGCCCTGAGCATCACACCCCATTTGTTAGGGCAATGCCTGATGCTCTAAAGTATCGTGATGACATTGATACTATCACTGCATACAGGATGTACCTCAGCACTAAGCCATGGGTTTTGGATAACTATCGTGTGCCAGATAAGAAACCGTCATGGTTACCTACACAACCCCTTGAATTAGAGTTATAATAAGTGCATACAAACAAAGAAACATCAATGCCTGTAAAATTACAAGTCACTACCGAGGACATCCGTGATTACCTAATAGGAGAATTCGGAGTAAACGTAAAGACACCTGAGTTGCTTAATGCATGTGATCATTTCGGTCTTGCATATCAAACAGTATCAAAATACATCAACAAATACAAAGTAAAGAGAGGAGTCTGGGATCTTACAGTTGCAGAAGCGAAAGAGCAACTAGAAAAGACTGTCTCCTTAGTAGCAACAGAGGTTAAGTCTTTGATACCAGAGAAAGATAATCATTTCGTACCGTTTGGTAACTTCAATGACCTTAAGAAAGTCCTAGCATCTAAGGTATTCTATCCCATCTTCATCACTGGTCTGTCTGGTAACGGTAAGACCTTTGGTGTAGAGCAAGCCTGTGCTCAGGCAAAGAGGGATCTTATCCGTGTAAACATTACTGTGGAGACTGATGAAGACGATCTTATTGGTGGGTTTAGGCTTGTGGATGGGAACACAGTTTGGCATAATGGACCTGTCATTGAAGCATTGGAGAGAGGATCAGTCTTGTTACTCGACGAAATTGACCTTGCTTCTAATAAAATCCTCTGCTTACAATCCATCCTTGAGGGCAACGGTGTGTTCCTAAAGAAGGTAGGACGTTATGTCAGACCTGCTGAAGGATTTACAGTTGTAGCAACTGCTAACACTAAGGGTAAAGGATCCGAGGACGGACGATTCATAGGTACAAATGTATTAAATGAAGCATTCCTAGAGAGATTCCCCATTACATTAGAGCAAGAGTATCCTTCTGCTAAGACAGAGATCAGAATGCTCAATAACTATTGTAAAGAGTTAGACTGCTGCGATGATAAGTACATTGCTAACCTCACTACATGGGCAGAGATCATCCGTAAGACCTTTAATGATGGTGGCACCGATGAAGTTATCTCAACACGTAGATTAGTGCATATCATACGTGCCTATGCTATATTCTCTGATAGAGTGAAGGCGATTAAGGTATGCTTGAATCGTTTCGATGACGAAACAAAGCAGTCATTCCTTGAATTGTATGATAAGATAGACAATGAGGTTGACATCGAATCACTTGACACAGTATTAGCAAACTGATATGATGAAATACAGAGAGGATGATACGATCAAGGTCGTGCAGGATTATATCTCGCAGACCTACCGATCACACTACTCAAATGAAGAGAAGGGGGTCCAAACACTGGACCTCCTTGAGGCAATCGGGACAGCAGAGCACTTCTGTCAGTCCAATATTATTAAGTATGCTTCAAGATACAAGAAGAAAGGAAGGCATAAGGATGACGTGCTAAAAATCATTCACTATGCTATACTATTATATTATTTCTCAGGCACGTCGTACCCTGATGATAAACAAGAGCAAGCACCTACTCCAGCAGAATTTATAGACTATGACTAACACCCCGACAGGCATTGTACAAGGTCAAGATCCAGACTTTAAGACCAATATTCAATTAAGTAAGAAGACCATTGATATTCTGCGTAACTTCAGTACCATTAATAAGTCTATTCTTATTAAGGACGGTAAGTTTTTACAAACTATGTCGGTCAATAAGAATATTATTGCACAGGCACAGATATCTGAGTTCATTCCTGAGCAGATGGCGATCTATGATCTACCATTATTCTTAGGAGCATTGTCTTTATTCAAGAAGCCAACGTTACTCTTCACTGATGGTAAGAAGGTCATCATATATGATGAGGATACCAAAGGTAAGACCACATTCTATTACAGTGACCCTGAGATTATTGTAACTGCACCAGAGTTTGATCCAAGGCTTACTGATATTGAGTTGATGTTTGACTTACCTCAGAATGATCTGACTCAATTGATGCAGGCTGCTAAGGTATATGGTGTAGAGGATCTATGTATCAATGGATTTGAAGGTGAGTATAGTATCTGTGTAAGAGACAAGAAGAATACTACTTCTAATGTATTCTCATTACCTCTTAGAAAGGTTCACTTTAATCAGGGAATAGAGGAGTTAACTAACCAACCTAGACCACTGACTAAGGAGCGTCAAACATTCTGCTTCTGCTTTAAGGTAGAGAATCTTAAGTTGACTGATGCAACTTATCACGTTACTATTAGTAATAAAAACATTGCTAACTTCAACTCGTTGTCAGATAGCAACCGTAATTACTTTATAGCATTGGAGCCAAACTAAATGTTTCTGTGGGTAGAGAAGTATCGACCTAAGACAATAGAAGAATGCATCCTACCTGAAGATACTAAGCAAGTATTTAAAGGATTCCTAGAGCAAGGGGAGATACCAAACCTCTTGCTCTCTGGGTCTGCGGGGGTAGGTAAAACCACAATAGCGAAAGCATTGTGTGATGAGTTGGGAGCAGATAGTTATGTCATTAATGGGTCTGATGAAGGTAGATTCCTGGACACTGTACGCAATCAGGCAAAGACCTTTGCTTCTACTGTTTCTCTTACATCTGAATCTCGTCACAAAGTTATCATTGTGGATGAGGCAGATAATACAACACCAGACGTACAATTATTATTACGTGCGTCGATTGAGGAGTTTCAAAAGAACTGCAGGTTCATATTCACGTGTAACTATAAGAATAAAATAATAGAACCACTGCATAGTAGGTGCTCAGTAGTTGAGTTTGGTATTAAAAAGGACAAACAGAAGCTTGCTGCTAAATTCTTCGGTAGGGTATGTGATATCCTAAAGAAAGAGAGTATTAAGTTTGAAGGGAAGGTAGTAGCAGCGGTAGTAACAAAGTACTTCCCAGACTTTCGTAGGACTCTTAATGAATTGCAGAGATATTCTGCTACAGGTCAGATAGATTCTGGTATACTATCTTCAGGTAATGATTTTAGTATAGATAAGGTAGTCGGCCACCTTCGTAAGAAGGAGTTTACTAACATGAAGAAGTGGGTTGCTCAGAATATGGACAACGAACCACAAGTTATCATGAGAAAGATCTATGATGGTCTATACAATTACTTTGATCCTAAGTCTATCCCAGAGGCAGTGTTGATTATCTCTGAGTATCAATACAAGTCATCCTTTGTGGTAGATCAGGAGATTAATCTCGTGGCATTTATGACTGAATTAATGATGAGGTGTGATTACAAATGACTGAAACTATTGATGTTGATGTAAGGATTACTATTAATCTTACTGACCTCGTGAATATTAGATGTGATGTCTTGGATCTAGACTATGATGATCTTGATACCTGTGATCGATTGAATGTTATCAATGATCTTAGGACTTCTTTAACATGGGATACCCTGTATTCTATGGTTGACAATGCACTCTTAGAATATATTGGTGACAGTCAGAATCATTATGGTGAGATTCAACCTGAGCCTGGTCGTGAAGCATATCTAAATCAGATAGAAAAGAATAAGAAACAGTTTGAGATGGTTGATCTGGTAGCACCAGCATGGACTATTCAAGTTCCTAGGAGGAAGAAATGAAGGAGTGGGTCAAAGACATTCCTAATTGGGAAAAAGAATATCCTACTATGGAAGGTGTTAAACTTACCAAGAGAGAGAAAGAAATTCTTGATGGTGATGATATAAAATCACATGAAGGGATGATGTTTGGTAGGATGTATGCTGATTGGAAGAGGAGAAGAGATGATTCCAATTGAAGTAATACCTTACGAGGATCCCACACCTATCGTAAGACAAGCACAACAAGCAACTAAGGAGGACTATCCTTGGTGGTGGAATGAGCATGGATGTGAAGGCACATGGTGGCCACCTGAGTTGGGAGAAGTATGTAGAGACTTAACATGAGACAAGAATATCAGACAGTCCCAATGTTTCCTGTAAGGTGCTTTAGTTTTAAGGCACCTAGAGTATTAGTTACTGATACTCTAGCGAAAGCACAGAAGATGCAGTATAAGAATTTCAATGCTGAGTATGGTGTTGGTACTTGTCCTGATATCTGTGATAACCCTGACTATCATGACCTGATGAAGTGGTTTCAGCAGTGTGTTGACACCTTACATGTGGACAATGGCTGGAACTGTGATAGACTGGTAGTTAATAAGTCATGGATCAATAGATCAGACGCTGGTAGTGGTCATCACCATGCACCACACAGACATCCAATGTCATTCTTGAGTGCGATATTCTATCTCACTGAAGGACCACCTACTATATTTGTTGATCCAATTGCACAACGAGAGTGGGCACAGTTTCATCTTGATGGTGGACCTATTACTGATGCTACTCAGTTTATTAATCCTATACCAGGAGGATTATATATTTTTCCTAGTTACCTTATCCATTCTTCCGATCCTAATTTCTCTTCCAAGGATAGATTCACTATCTCATTCAATACATTCCCTTCTGGAAATGTTAATGGTGGTGGATGGGGTCAATCTATGGTTAATATTAAGGTAGAACAAGCATGGGCTGATCTAGGACCACTTGATTTAAAAAGTTATACTAAGAAAGACTAATGGCGTGGGAAGCAAGTAACGAAATTAATCTATTTCCTGTTAAGGTAAGGGAGTATCGTAAACCTCAAGATGATATACACGAACATCTTATTGAGTATTTCGAGACCTATCCTCAACAGCTATCTAATTTTCCAGAGGGTGTTATCACTAGTAGACCTGATCTACACAAGTCTGATAATGACGATGTTAAAAATCTGATAGGATGGTTTGGTGCATGTCTAGAGGAGTATCACAATCAGTATCAATTGTATTGTGATCGTCTTAAGATCAGTGCTTGCTGGTTTAACAAGGCACCTGCTAGGAGTGGGGTTGGTCACCCACTACACAGACATCCAATGTCTTATGTCAGTGCTGTATATTATATGACAGAAGGTGCAGAGACTGCCTTCGATGACCCATGCACACCTAGAGTATATGATACACTAGAATTACATCAGCATGATAAGATGGTTGATGAGTGGGGTATCTGTGAGACAGTCTCAGCAGAGCCAGGCAAGTTGATTATTTTTCCATCATGGTTAAGACACTTCTCTGGTAGACACCTAGAAGATTTTGATAGGTGGACTATTAGTTTCAATGCATTTCCAGAGGGTAAGTGCAACACAGGGCCATTCCAGATGCCACAATTAGAGGTTAAAGTATTATGAAGTATTTGAAGACACCATTAAGATATCCAGGCGGTAAGTCTAGGGTAGCAAAGGATTTTATTCCTAGATTTCCTAGTGATATTGGTGAGTATCGTGAGCCATTCTTAGGTGGTGGTAGTGTAGCACTACTATTCAGTCAGATGTATCCTGATGTACCAGTGTGGGTCAATGATAAGTATGTTTACCTCTATAATTTCTGGGTGCATCTACAGAAGTGTGGTAAGAAATTGTCAGATGATCTAGTTAGTATTAAAACAGAGCACTCGACAGAGGATAAGGCCAAAGAATTATTCAAAGATGCCAAAGATAAAATACACAAGGAAGACCCTTATAATCAAGCTGTTCTTTTTTGGGTTCTTAATAAGTGTAGTTATAGTGGACTTACCGAGAATAGTTCCTTTAGTGCAACAGCATCTAGACAGAATTTTACAATCAAAGGTGCTAGAAACCTCGTTAATATCTCAGAGATTATTCAACCTTGGAGGATAACCAACCTAGATTACAGTGAGGTTATGGCTGCGAATGGTGACAAAGTGTTTCTTTTCTTAGATCCACCCTATAAAATAGGGACATACCTATACGGTAGTAACGCTGAGTTGCATAAGAATTTTAAGCATGAAGATTTCCACGAGAGTTGTAATCTATGTAAGCATGATTGGTTTGTCACTTATAATAATGATGATGACCTAAAAGAAATGTACAAAGACTACCATCAAGAAGAATTTAAAATCACTTATGGTATGAAGCATAGGCCAGACAACAAACTAAAGAAAGAATTATTAGTAGTTAACTACGACGTAAACGCATCACCATTGGAGGCATTGTATGCATGAGTATCCACTAAAGGATTATCTCAACAGTATCAATTTAAAGCAGGGAGATCTCTCAAATGATGAGAGAGCAATGAAAAAATACCCTGCTTTTATTGTGAACAAGTGTCTGTCTTCCTTCATTGACACTGTGATGCATGCTAATGAGATGAATGCTTCCTCACATTTAGATAACGATCTTCAATACCAGTACTTTATACATAGTGTTAGGAAATCGAAGAGATTTTCTCCTTGGGATAAGAAGTCTAAAGACTGTGACCTCTCCTTAGTGAAAAGATACTATGGTTATAACACTGAGAAAGCTCAGCAAGCGATGAGAATACTGACTCAAGAGCAAATTGAAGTTATTCGATCTAAATTAGATACTGGAGGAAGACAATGAGTGATGAGATCTCGTGGTCTCAAGACATGATGTTAGAAGTTACACTTAAGGAACCCGATGACTTTCTCAAAGTGAGAGAGACATTGACTCGTATAGGTGTAGCATCTAGAAAGGAGCGAAAGCTTTATCAGTCTTGTCACATTCTACATAAACGTGGTAAGTATTACATAGTCCATTTCAAAGAGTTATTTGCACTGGACGGTAAGCCAACTAACATAACCCCTAACGATGTGCAACGTCGCAATCGTATCGCTAAACTACTATCTGACTGGGGCCTAATAGATATTGGTAGTGAAGTAGACGACCTAGCACCTCTTAACCAAATAAAAGTATTGTCCTTTAAGGACAAAGGTGAGTGGACTTTAGAATCCAAATATAATATTGGTAAAAAGAAAACACCACAGGAGGTGAGTTAGCATGGCTGATGAGAAGAAAGAAGAAGACTTGACAAAGAAAGGAGTCTTTGGTAAGATAAAGGACAAAGTATTACCAGACGAGGATGACGCTGCTGCGATATTCTCTACTTTTGTTAGACTTGGAGTACTAGTTTGGAGTGGGGGTATACTCACGTTAAATTATGTTACAATTCCAGGAATGGTACAACAGAAAATCGATCCGACTTTCATAGCTAGTGTTTTCACTGGAGTTTTAGCGAGCTTCGGGATTCAGACAGCGAGTAAGAAGGGTGATGGTACCATGAAGATGGCGAATGGTGGTAGTGGTGTTCCTGGTGTCGGCAACGGTGCTGGTGGACCTGTCCAGACTTTGAGGATTGAGCAAGCTCCCCTAAAGATCATTGCTGTTGATCCTAGTAAAGAAGAAAAACCCTATACATTGTAAAGAAAAATGTGTCAAAAAATTATTAATGTCGTTGCTATTGCGTCTGGCGTTGTATCTCTTGCCGTTGTTGGCGTTAGTGGTTACGTTTATGTTAACCAAGAGGCCATCATAGAGTCAGTTAAAGAGAAAGCATTAGGATCACTCACTGGTGGTCTTGTTGGTGGTGCTCTCGGTGGAGGTGCTCTACCTAGTCTACCATCACCATCACCTGCTGGACCTGATCTACCTGTAGCCTCACCATTCTAGGTTGAAATTTAGATTATGTTTACTAAGTTGAAGTCTCCTATGGAGACTGAATTTACACGTGAGTATGCATCATTTAAAGAACTTATTTTAGGACCAAACTTCGGTTGGTCCTATAATGATCAGGCTACGCCTGGTTACACAGAGTATGTCAATCGAACAGTCGAAAGTAATAATTCAGATCTAGACGAAGGAGATAGACAGGTAGCACTCAGTGCATCAGATCAATTAATCAAAGAGCAGACCAACCACGCTGGTTATCAGATGAAACAGCAGAGGAATGGAGACTTAGCGTTCTATTCTCATGGGTTTTTGCAAGGACCAAGTCCTATGCACAAGTTTTATTCCAACCCTAACTCTGAATATCTGGAGTATGTCGAGCCTGTTATTGGACAGATCTTTGAGATAAATAATATTAGTCCACAAGTGGTCTATCGTATTAATGCTAATGCGGTGCACCCAGTTGAAGGTAATGTATTAACAGTACCTCATTATGATCATGAATTCCCTCATAAGAATCTACTTGTATACTTCACTGATGTAGGTGGAGACACAATTGCATTCGATAATAATGGGAAGAAGCATGTCTATTCACCTGAAGAGGATGACATCGTAGTCTTTGAAGGACTACATTGTATGGTGCCACCTAAGAAGGGAAGACGTGTAATATTAGTAGTAACTTATCTTTAATGGATATTCAGAAAGTAACAACAGGAGTCACAGCAGCAGCAGTCATAGGTACTGGTGCTACTATGGGTGGTGGTGCTCTAATAGATCAGCAAACAGGTGGTCCTCAGAAGAGAGCACAAGCAGAAGAGGTTAGACTACGTGAGATCATTAGAGAAGAATTATATCTACAACTGGTCAACGCATGGCCGACTACTAGTGGCCCAGTGAAGGGCACTCCAACACCTAATAAGAATTACAAAACGCAAATCCCGCAAAAGTAATATGTCAGATCTACTCTTCCATGTCTACGATAAACACAACGATGTTGTTGTGCATAGTCTGAGGGTGGAGGAACTAGAAAAGATGCTAAGGGAAGAGGTTATAAGTGTTGCAAAACATGACATTGTACCTGTTTGGGAACCACCATATGATGAAGCTTCGTATTAACTAAATAGATTAGTTTGTACAAAGATAATGACAAGTATTATTGACCCAAAGGAATTTACAGACGTGGTGACCGAATTGAGGTCATTTTTTTTGTCTAAAAATTTCTATGAGGTGCACACCCAAAATCGTTTGAGTATCCTTGCTGCCTGTGAAGATCCAGAGACAGTAGCAACCTACAATTATGCCGATAACATTTGGCCCCTACCTCAGACAGGTCAGATGTGGTTAGAATATGAATTGTTAAACAACCCCAAAGCAGAGGGGTTTTTCTGTGTCTCAACGTCGTATAGGGCAGAGCCTAACCCAGTCCCAGGTAGACATGAAACCATCTTCCCCATGTTTGAATTTGAAATGAAGGGTGGTGTGGATGACCTTAAGGATATGGAGTGGGAACTATGTGAATGGTTAGGTATACCTCTAAGCAATAGAAACATCAAGACCTATGCTGAGTGGGGTGATAAGTTTGGTGCAAAAGAATTAGATCATGACCATGAAGAATCTATAGGTCGTGGTATGATTACTGATTTCCCTGAGTGGACATCACCATTCTGGAATATGGCACGTAATGATGATGGTACAAGTAAAAAGATTGATGTCATCCTAGGTGGTAAGGAGACTATAGGTAGTGCTGAGAGGAGCACAGACAAGGATCAGATGAGAGATACATTCTATACCATCTCTGATGGACAGTATGCACAACTCATCATTGATCTCTTTGGTAAGGAAAGAGTAGAGAAAGAACTAGAAGACTTCTTGTCCTTTGATTTCTTTCCTAGAAGTGGGGGTGGAATCGGGATGCAACGTCTAATACAAGCACTGAAATAGTGCTTGCAATGTGAGGTGACGAAACTGGTAAACGTGTCAGGTTGTTTCCCTGATGTTCCTGGCGGGACTTGGTGGTTCGACTCCACCCCTCACAGTTAAATAACTATATAGTGCATGGAAGAAATACCCTATATCTCCACGCAGAATTCAAGTATACCTAATATCCAAGTCAATGGTACAGGTATCCCTTTGATACGTACGAAGATACCTTTTATAAGACAACCTAGAGTCGCTCAAGTAAACGAAGTATATGTCAGTGATATACGTGGTTGGATGATGACACCACCCAACACCAATGTATTGTCACCACCAGTGGTGATACATGCAGGGACACCTATCGTTGATATGCCTGGTTGTGTTGCTGTACACAAGGAGAATGTAAAGCAGAGATCAAGAAATAAGATGCTGGTCAATGATGACCCTAAAGGTAACGTAGTATTGTGTGATGCAGGTATGCCATACTATGAACCACCTAACTATGATGCTAGGGAATTGACATGGCAGACCATCACACCTGATCAGGAAGAGCAGGAAGAGGGTTTAGATATAGATGAACCAGAATTAAGTACAGACACACCTGAACCACCTCCAACAGAAAGACCTCCAGAGGAGGTCGAATGTCCTCCACCTAATGCTAGACGTATAGGTGACAGGAATCAGAAGGGTGATGAGCAAGTTAAAGAATATAAACTAACACCTGACGGTAAAATTTGTGAGACTATCTGGGAGCCTGTGCCAATGGTGGAACAGTTTCTCCCATCACCAGGAGTTGTAACAACTACTGCAACGATTGCTACTGTGGCGACAGCGAGTGCCCTATTTGCCAAACCCCTAGCAGATCTTTTGCTGAAGGTTGTGAAGCCTGTGATAAAGAAAGTGATGACGAAGGTGAAGACGATGCTTGGTCAGAGTCCCCACCGTCCGAACCTGGCTGAGCAGAGGACGAACCGTTACCGTGAGAAGAAGGGGATGCTTCCAATAAATTTTGGGAAGAAGAAGAAGCCTCTGAAGAAGGGTTGACCCACTTAGGTTTAGGTAACTGATGCTCATGAGGTACTAAAGTACCACCTGGTGCTGTTACTATTACATCAGCACATACACTATGGTAAGGTGATGCTGGATGGAAGTATATACCTGCCTTCTTGAGCTCACCACAATTTTTGAGACGAGCTAATTCAAAGTCTAATCGTTTGTTAGATACTAACTGATTCTGCATAGCAATCTGTGCTTGTGCAGCCTCATGACATTGCTTAACTAATTTTCTATTCAATGGGATTGATAGGGTAGCAGATAGACCAGCATTGAATGACTGGTTTGCTCTCATGTCAGTCCTTATTGGTTTGTACCATGTAGGATCCATACTACCACTTGATACAGCATCAGGTATACCATCAGGACCATCTACATCCATCTCGATCTGCATATCTTCACCATCTGGGAACCATCTGGTGCCATCTGCTTTAGTCCTTGTGTCATACCAGTCTGCCCAAGGATAGTTTTTAACAGTAACAGTCTGCTTTGTGGTACGACCAGACACGTCAGTCATATTATATTGTGGTTCATTATAAAAGTCCTCCCAAGGATGCTTCCTGCTGTCAGCAAACTGAATATAGGGAGTGACGTTAAAGGTACTACCTTGACACTGGACTCCACCACCGTAGGTGTTGGTTATGTATGGACCTTGTAAAACTTGTATTGCCTGGTTGGTGACTGAGCCAGAACTATTAGCGATAGGGTTCGCTGTAGCACTAACACCACCAACACCTTCTGCCCTTGCAGGTAAAGTTTGCACACTGAGAAGTGCTGCAATTACTGGGTAAACGTACTTGTTGTGTCTGTTACGCTTTTTACGGTGGTTACTCTTTGGATCAGGGTCTGGTTGGTCATACCTGGTCCTTGATAACTCTGTACGAATTGAAATGCCTGTCCTGGAGTCGTTATTGTGAAGTTTCCTGCACTCCCGAAGTCTAGGTTGTCGAAGGAAGAGGTTACGGCACCAGTTATGGCTGCTTCTCCCGATCCCACCGAGGGTGATACCGTTACTGTTGATGTATTCACGTTTGGATTGAGTGCGTCTCCGTCGTGGGAGATCCCTACCCCTGACACTGTGTATTCCCATCCTGTTCTAAAATCAATTGAATTTATAGTTTCTGTTATCGTAGATTCAGTTTCTGTATGGCTAGTCATACTTCCCTGTTGGAAATTTGGTACCACGGGCACTGCATGTGCAGCAGTACCCCCGAAACTAAGTAGTAGTAGTACTAAAACTCGTCTCATTATGTATACCCCTTAGCGTATGGTGACCTCGGTTACGAATTGACCAGTAGCTGAAGTTCCAGCTCCACCAGCTGTTATTGTCATGGCACCAGCAGAAGTTATGGTTCCAGCCAAGGTGTCTTTGGTACCAGGGGCAGTCGATACTGTGTTGGAGTAACCATTTACATCACCTACATCAGCAGCAGTAGTAACGATAGCGTCACCTAGAGTTACTGATTGGGTATAACTATATGCATTTCCTTGGGTTGTCTGTGCTGCATCAGGCAGAGTAACAGTAGCAACTCCTGCGTTACTGACAGCAGTAATGCCACCTAAACTACTAGCAGCACTACCACCACTAGGTGTTACTGTTGTTGATACACCAGATCCACTGGTGCTATATGTATTCGCTGCTCTAGAAACTTGAGTATAACCCGCATCTACTTGGAGTTGAGTCGAGCTACTAAGTCTATGAGTCAGGTCAGCACGTGCTGCCGTGCCACTCATCAAAATCATACCAAAAAGCAGTATCGCTTTTTTCATTTATCCTAAGTAGAAGTACTTCTATTTAGCAAGTAACACATGTAACGAATGTACTAGTGACGGATACCACTACATGTGGTTTTCAACATATGTGCTATAAATATATGTGGTTGCCTTCGGGGACCACAAAACACAAACTCGCTTCAAGGAGGAGCTATTATGTCTAAGATACAGAGATACCGTGCAGCTGATTTACCACAGCTGATGGATAAGATTTTTACTAACTCGTTAGGGTTGGATGATTACTTCGAGAACTTTCATGCAATTGAGACTCAGAATTATCCACCCTTTAATATTGTTCATATAAACAATCACGAGTCTAGGTTAGAGGTCGCACTAGCAGGATTTAAAAAGGAAGAGGTTAATGTCTACACCGAGTATGGAAAACTTCACGTCGAGGGAACCAAACCTGAGTCGGATGAGGACACCACGACGTTTATACACAGAGGACTGGCTAAAAGAAGTTTCTCAAGGTCGTGGACAATCGCAGAAGACACCCACGTCACAGACGTTACCTTTGAGGACGGACTCCTCATTGTCAAGCTAGGTAAGGTGGTACCAGAACATCACGCAAGGAAGGACTATCTAACTGCCTAGATATTAAAGATGTCTAGGATCTATGAAGACTGGAGACGCACTAGGGCACCCCCTATTCCTGATGCCAATAATGTTATTGGGAATGATCGCTCTAATAGAAGGTCTACACACATCTGCCCACTTACATCAACAGATAGATGTCCACGGATACTGTCGAAACAATGCTGAGTGGGTAGAGTCACAAACAAATGGTGATGATGATTGGTGACATATATAATACACAATAGAAGAGACCCCAAGGGTCTCTTTTTGTTTGGAGATTAACATGAACATGTATGTAAACCTGTGTCCAGCTCAGAGCGAGAAGAAGGACACCTTGACAGTTGACATCCCACCAGAGTATACTGATGAGTTCAACCAGATGGTACACATCCTCGCTGAAGAAAAGAATATCACTGCTCGACGTGCATTCGTTGACATGGTAAAGCACACATTCGATAACTTAATGGAGAGAGACTATGAGCGTAAAAGTCGTAAGAATGCAAAACGGAGAGGACGTAGTAGCTGACGTTAAAGAGATCAGACCTACTGAAGGTAAGTCTGCCATTGCTTACGAGTTTATTGATGCTTTCGTTGTGCAGATCCTTAGATCAACTGAGGATATGTTTAATGAAGAGGTTGAGATACCAATGGATGAGTTAGGTAACATTCAATTAGAATTTTTTCCTTGGTCACCATTGTCAACAGGCCGAAATATTGTTACACTGTATTCAGTAGTGGCAATTGCTGATCCTCATTCCAATGTGATTGAAGGATGGAAGCAAGCAATAGAGAAATACAAATCATTAAAGAAAGACGATGCTAAAGTTGATTATACTCAAACACCACCCGACAACCTATTTGTTGGGCAAGATAACGGAGATGGATGAGGAACCCAGTCTATTGATTGAGAATTGTTACAGTGTTACTCCAGAGGTCACCCTTCAGGAGTATCCTTTACACACTAGTCAGAGGGATTTGTTCTTGACATATGATGATGTTATGACTATACTGGATCCATCCCTAACGGTAACCAAATTGTACGAAGAAGCAATCAGTGAGTAGTTTCTATACAAACCTTTGTTTATTGGGTGATGACATTCTCTACCGTGGGTATGAGGGTGGTGAACCTGTGCAGTATAGAGAGAAGTCAAAGCCAGTCATGTATCTGGTGCCTGATGCTCAGAGCAAACCTTCCAAGTATAAGACCTTGGATGGTAGGAAAGCATACCCCAAGCAGTTTGACGGTGCTAGAGAGGCACGTGACTTCCTTAGACAGTATGAGAATGCTGCTGGTTTAGAAGTGCATGGGTATGAGAGATTCCTTTATCAACATGTTGCTCAGAAGTTTCCTTCTGACATAGATTATGACATGTCCAAGATGAAGATCTATACGATTGACATTGAGGTAGCATGTGAGAATGGTTTCCCTGATGTAGAAGCATGCTCTGAGGAGATGCTATGCATTACCATTAAGGATTTTAATAGTAAGAAGATCGTCACGTGGGGGACACGTGAGTATCAATCGGAGCATGAGTATCGTGTCTTCTGGACTGAAGCAGAGATGCTTGAGGACTTTGTTAACTGGTGGGTGCAGAATACTCCTGACATTATCACAGGATGGAACTGTAACCTATATGACATACCATACATATGCCGTAGGGTAGAGAGGATACTGGGTGAGAAGTGGAAGAAGTCTCTATCTCCTTGGAAGAGGGTATATGACAGGGAGATTATCATTCAGGGACGTAAGAATATTGCTTATGATATTACTGGTGTTAACATCCTTGACTATCTTGATCTCTATAAGAAGTTTACTTACACCAACCAAGAGTCATATAGACTAGACCATATAGCTATGGTAGAATTGGATGATGCTAAGTTAGATCACTCACAGTATGAAAACTTTAAAGACTTCTATACTAATGACTGGGATCGCTTTGTAGAATACAACATACATGACGTTGATCTTGTTGACCGTCTGGAAGACAAGATGAAACTCGTTGAGTTGTGTGTTGCTATGGCATATGATGCTAAGGTTAATTTCACAGATGTGTATTCACAGGTGAGAGTCTGGGATACATTGATATACAATGACCTAAGTAAGATCAACGTGGTAGTACCACCTAAAACAAAGACACAAAAGAATGACAAATACGCTGGAGCATACGTCAAGGAGCCCGTCCCTGGCATCTATGATTGGGTGGTCAGTTTTGACCTTAACAGTCTGTACCCTCACCTCATCATGCAGTACAACATCAGCCCCGAAACCCTCTGTGATAGAAGACACGCTACCGCAACAGTTGAAGGACTGCTCAATAGAAAAGTACGAATCGATGGAGATTTTGCAGTGTGTGCCAATGGAGCACAATACCGCAGAGATATCCACGGTTTCCTCCCTCAAATGATGCAACGCATCTATGATGAGAGGACAATATATAAAAAGAAAATGCTCAAAGCGAAGCAGGAGTATGAAAAGAAACCAACCGAACAACTCAAGCGAGACATTGCTAAGTTTAATAACGTCCAGATGGCCAGAAAGATCCAACTTAATTCTGCCTACGGTGCTATCGGTAACCAATACTTCAGGTATTACAATCTTGCGAACGCTGAAGCAATCACTCTATCAGGACAAGTCGCAATCCGATGGATAGAAAATAAAGTAAACAAATATTTAAACAAAGTATTAAAAACAGAGGAGACTGATTATGTTATTGCTAGTGACACTGATTCTATTTACCTTAATCTTGGTCCTCTGGTACAAGCTGTATTCCCCAGTGGAGAGAAGGACGATCAGAGTACACTTAGTTTCCTTAAAAAGGTGTGTGATGTGGAACTTGATCGCTATATTGCGAGTGCTTATGAAGAAATGGCAGCCTATGTAAATGCTTATGAGCAGAAGATGGTCATGAAGCGAGAGAACATTGCTAACAAGGGCATCTGGACTGCTAAGAAGAGATATATTTTAAACGTATGGAATAGTGAGGGTGTCCAGTATGAGAAACCTAAGCTAAAGATGATGGGTATAGAAGCAGTGAAGTCTTCTACACCCATGCCATGTCGTACTGCCATTAAGGAAGCACTTAATGTTATAATGACTGGTAGTGAGACTGATACTCAGAAATATATTAAAGATTTCAGAGAGAAGTTTGAGAAGATGTCACCAGAGGAGGTAGCATTCCCTCGTGGTTGTAATAATATAGCAAAGAATACATCAACTGCTACCATATATGGTAAGGGATGTCCTATGCATGTTAGGGGTGCTCTATTATATAACTTCTACATTAAGAAGAGGAAGTTACAGCATAAGTATCCCATCATTCAAGAGGGTGAGAAGATCAAATACATACATCTTCGGACACCTAATAAGATTAATGAGAATATAATCTCATTCTTTCAGACTCTTCCAAAAGAATTTGGGCTTGACGAATCAATCGATTATGATTTACAATTTGAGAAGAGTTTCCTAGCACCACTCAAAGCCATCTTGGACACGATAGGATGGAAAGCAGAGAAACAGAATACATTGGAGGCACTTTGGTCGTGAGTTTTTTAAAGGATATAGTAAAGGAAATAGACAATGAA